AAGACCTGGTGAAGGACCTAAAGATGAGGAAGACTTTTCATACCTCGAACATGCATCTCTTCCACCCGGCTCGGGGTATTCACAGGTACGGGAGTCCTGAAGAGATTCTCCGAGATTTCGTGGAACTCCGTCTCGAACACTATAAGAAGCGTAAGGCACATCTCATCGAAGTACTCCAAAAAAGGGCAGAGTTGTGTAGTCTCAAATCAAAGTTCGTGACGATGGTCATCGAAGAAAAGTTGGTGGTGTTCAAGAGAAAGAAGCAAGACCTTGAGAAGGAGATGTCTTCCATCTTCCCCAAAATTGATGGAAATTGGGACTACCTCCTCAACACGAAGACAGTTGAATACACTGAGGAACGCGTCAAAGCACTCATGGATGAAGCGCGACAGGCAAACATCGACCTTGAGCGTATGCTAAAAACGAGTCATGTGACAATGTGGAAAACGGATATTAAAAATATGTGAGCAGTAAGTAGATATGGGTGAGGCTGCTAAAATTTCCCTCAAAGCTATTGGAAAGCAGGATACACACCTTCTTTCCAAAGACCCAGAAGATTCATTCTTTAATTACAAAGAAGATAAAGTACACTCAGAGTTTAGGAAATATCACAGATCGCGGAACGTTGTCAACCCTGGAGGTGTTCCAAATTGGCCATTCGGGCAGACGATCAAGGTTGAATTTAATCCCCAAAATATGGGCGATCTTTTGAGTAACATGTGGTTGAGTGTAAAAATGCCCGGACTACGAAATCCAACGGTGGGTAACTACGCAGACCAATTGGGGCGTCACATTCTCAAAAGTATCACGATGTACGTTGATGATCTCGAGGTTGAAAAGATTCATGATGATTGGGGAGTTATTTACGACGAACTTTATTTAGAAGTTTCTGAAAAAGTTGCAAATAGATTTCTTGTCAATAGAAACATAGGCTACGATGATTCGACTTTGTATCCAGCACTCGCACAATATGATTCGGATCTCATGATCCCTCTACACTTTTTCTTTTCAAGAAAGTTTTCGAGTGATGAATATTCTTCAAATAAACCAAATCGTCCTTACTTCCCTGTGTGTGCGATACATCGTCAGAAGATTGTCTTCGAATTAGATTTTCACAAACAATCATTCTTCACGGATAGAACACAACTCATTCATCTCAGTGAGTTTAAACTTATCACCGAAGAAATCACAGTCACTCCCGAAGAGCGTAAATATTTGGCGAATGAAAGACAGACACTTATCACAGATCTCGTGAGAAAACACCCGACGACTGTCAGTGAAATTAATAAAGATGTCATTCGAACAAATTTGGTACCAAACATACCTGTCAAATGTATACACTGGTTTTTGAGAAACACCCTTTACGAAAACGAAGATATTGCTATTGGTGACCCCAGTAACACGGAAAGATATTACTCACAAAATAGATTCAATTTTTCTTCTAACGTAAACTTCGATGAAGTTCAAACTTTTTTTGAACCAGTCATGGAAAATGCCAGTTTCTACATAAATGGTAACAAATTACCAAATGTTTCAAACACAAATCACAGTTACTACAAGTATCTCATCCCATTCAGAAACAGACTTGCGAGACCGTATAGAAATATTTACACGTATAGCTTCTCGATGAATCCGATAAATGTGGAACCATCGGGGAACTTGGATTTTAGTCAGATACAGTCCGAAAAAACGTCTATAGAAGTGAAACTCGATACGAGGGAGGGGTCATTGGTTGATATAACTACTAAAACTTACTCTTTACAAATGTATTATACGGGATACCAGACATTCGTATTTGATAAGGGATTTATGTCACTTGCTTATTAAACAAGGAACTCTTATTTGTGGAGATGTAGTCGATGATATTGTTCTTAATACACCATTTGATGAAATTCAACTGTGCCAAAGTTGTCTGAATTTCATGAGATGTTCCAGGAACTGTGTATGCAAACTTTTCAGAGCGACAAAATGGATCAAACAATTTTTTACTGTATCCATCCAGGCTTGACTTGTACGCACAATGTACTGTAAAATACTTACCGTCCTTGGTCGTGTAAGAAACGTTATTCTTCTTTGCGTAATTTGTGATGAACCATTCCAGATTTCGCAGGGAAATGCCACTCGATTTATCAAGAATGTTCATTAGTTTAGTTCGGTTTTCTTCTTCGTTATAAAATGCATTGATTGATGATAGTAGAATACCAGTTTTACTCATTACTCAATACAGAATCCAAATCTATAAGCTGTTTAGAATTTTCACACCCTGGACACCCCTTGACATACATTTTTTCCGGACCGTGTGTATGTAGATTCGAGCTCGAAAGTGTACGCACTTGAATTTTCTTACCTTGTGTCACGTGGTGTCTGCAATAGCCTTCGTCATTCGCCTTAAATAGACATCGCTGTCCATTTGATTTGGTACCTTTACAAAGTGAGACATTGGCTATAGCCGGAAGATCTCTCAAGAGTATGTCGAGTGGAACTGCATGCTTTTTTGAAATTGTTTCAGCATATTCTCCCAACAATGTACTCACTCGTTCATTAACTTCCTGTTCGATCAAATCAATGATTTTATTGTGCAACATCATTCCTTGATAGTAGATTGCTCGTATTTTTTAAATAGGTCTTGAATAGATCCAGTCTTTTGCACTCTCGAATCTTTAATACGTTCACGGAGTTCTGCGACTTTTCCAGTATGATCAAGACCAAGTTTCTTACACTCTTCGATGAGCTGCTCCTTTTTCATGCCACTGAGTGCCGGTCCAGTTTCTTTCTTCTTCGGTTTGTGTTGAGAGATGATCTCACCAAAGATTTCCTGCTTTGGATCCTCGAACAGGGGCTCGAGAAGATCACACACCGGATTCAGAAACTTGTTCACGAAGTAATAGTGATAATCGATGGGAACATTGTTCTCCTCGACATACTTGGGATCTTCAGACTTCTCGAACGCCTTGGCTTTAGGGTCACCCGTCTTAGTCAATAGGTATGGAACACGATCACCAGATTGTGGTTCAGAACCTGGCTTTCTATCACGCATCTTATGGACAACCTGTACATGAGCCTGGTTGATCTCACCAATTCTAGGACCTGTGACGGACACTGGCTCACCGCTAACCTTGTAGCTATCAGAAAGAGACTGACTCAGAATCAATTTTTCATTTGGTACATCACCGGAAAGTAACTCGATCGCCCTCTCCTTAGCGAGTTCCTTAGGTGGACCGGTATCTGGAGCATCCAGAACAACATCTAGCAACTCTTTACAAACTTCTCGAACGTGTGGTGTATTGTCACGACGAACAACTTGAAGTCCCTTGATGTCGATGTAATCCATGTGCATCTGATCATCTTTACCCTTTGTCCAAAGTTTGGCAGCATATCGCTTCTTTGAATACAAAAAGTATGGGCAATAGACTTTCTCGAGTTCTAGATTATTTGGCTTCTTGAAGAGGGCGCTACACTCTTCCGCAGCCCTCTCTCCCAACTCCCAACTGTACTCGATAGCCTCCTGTCCTTTCCTGTCTCCAACATCGAACTCAACCATCACTGAATCCGTATCGCCATACCTAACCTTAGAACCTGGGAAGTTCTTCTCAACATACGTCTTAGTCTCTTCAATCATCCCACGACCCCTACAAGTCGTCGTAGATGCGATGGGAACACAGGGAAGAATACCCTTACCAGCACCTGTAAATCCGTAAACAGAGTTCATCGAAATCTTGTACGCCAACTGTTTGCCGTTATACACTTCCTTCATCCCACCAGTAGCTGTAGCCATATCCTTCTTTGCCTTCTTTCGAAATTGTTTGAGTTCAAGGAGAATACTTGGCAACAGACTCGGAACATCTTGTGCAAACTTGTAGGTTCGATCGCCAATCTGAAATGTCTCGTATTTGACACCTGGAATGTTCCCATATCGACGCTCGTCCATAACGTACGTTGAATAACAAAGATTGTGAGCCATCATGATCGATGGATACAGAGCTTCAAAATCAAGGGCTGTGATCGGTGTGTAGTACGCACCCTTATGAGCTTCGAGAACCGTTGCACCCTCATAGGGCTCCTCGGGAATAGCACCGTATCGAATAGTGGGTACCATAAATCCCAACTCCCTCGCCTTCTTCGTAAGCTGGCTGAACACCTTAATCTGCTGACCACGCTCGACAAGGAAACATAGGGGAACCCAGGTCGCCTTAGCCATCTCCAGAAGGTTCAAGAGGGTGCACAACTTCTTCAAAAGTTTGTGAGGAAGAAGTGTATCCTTGATACAGTACTCGGCAACTTCACCCAACTTTGTGGGATCACCTTTTTTGTACCGAGCAAACATCTCCTTCGGCGACATGTCAATCTTCTGATCACCGAGATACAACTTCGAAACATTGTTCAGACTGTATGAATCTAGTTTGTATCCCTTCTTGATCTCATGAAACATATCAAAAACGAATCGTCCAGACATTGGAAGAAGTTTCAGAAAGTTGTCACCCAAAGCACTCGAACTCAATTTTTTGAGAGTAAGTTCACAACGTTCATCATTCAATCGCCCAAGTTTAAAAAAGTTCGGACTACAACCACAGTGTCGAGCTCTTTTATAAATGTACTCAAGATCAAAGCCAAAAATATTCCATCCCGTGATGATGTCTACATTTTTCTCATGAAGATAATTGTGAAACGCTTCTAGCATTTCTCGCTCCGTTTCGAAACTCACAACATCGAGACCTTCGGTTTTTTTATAACAAAGACACACCTTTTCATACGGTTCATCAGTTCCAAACTTACAAAGAGAGATTGCAATTTGAAAACAGGCATCACCTTGGATGTCCGCATCTGGAAACTTACCCGTAGAACTATTGCACTCGATATCCAGAGACCCAACAACAAATGGAGCGATATCATCTCGAGCCACCGGTTTCAAAGATCTCCAATCATTACACCATAGGTCGATGTCGACCTTGGCAAGGTGTGAACGTACACATTTATCACCAGTATCAAGCCATCCTGTAGACTGAATACCCGTTCGGTGCATCAGGCGAAGAACTGGGTCGAGGTTAGACTCGTACACTTTAAGGGTTGTAGTCCCAGAAGAGAGATCGATGGGTTTTCTCAAAAATCCATCGACACGACGACGAGCCGCGAGGTTCTTGAAATTGATCTTCATGAAATAAAACTCCTCATTGTTTTGAAATCCCCAAACATCTTTGGATTTAGCCATAGAATACGAAGTAATGCATTCAGGGCATTTCCTACACAGTAGATTGTAGATTTCATTGATCGTCTGTTGAGATGTTCCGAAGGACAACTTGATAAAAAAATAGGGATTGAATGCCGTTGTCACACAAACGGATTTACCCTCCTCTGTCTTCCCAAAAATACTGACGTGGTGTTCATCTTCCGTGTCTCGTGGCTCCCAAGTGAGTGCCTGAAACACGACCATATGTTTATATCCATCCAAATTTTTAATATCATTTATTAATAAATGTCTGCCGCTTTAATTGAGCTTGTGTCGGTGGGTGCTCAGGATGTCTACATCACGGGTGATCCCCAGGTCAGCTTCTTCCGCCAGAACTACAAACGTTACACCAACTTCGCCATGAAGCCCGAGCGCATGGATTACATCGGTACTTTCGGTGCGAACAACGAAATCACCGTTCCTATTCGTTCCAAGGGTGATCTCATGAGCTACATCTGGATCGAGGATACCCTCGTTTCTAACGTGCAAGACAACCCAAATGGTCTCTTCTCTTCCACTGCCTCCAACCCCACTGAGTTTAGTCTGTGGATCGGTGGTCAGAAGGTGTCTCAGTTGGATTCTCTTTTCATTCAGGGTGTGCATAACCCCCTCATGCGCGATACCACCGCGAAGGCTTCGATGGCTGCCACCACCTCAACCCTGAAATCCAACCATGGTGGTGATCACTACATGATTCCTTTCTTCTTCGGTGAGGATTGGACCAAGTGCTTACCCCTCGTGGCGCTTCAATACCATGATGTTGAGATTCGCATCAAGTGTCGTGACAACTACACACCCGTTGGCACGCCTAAGATCTGGGGTAACTATGTGTACCTTGATACTGAGGAGCGCAAGTTCTTCACTGACAAGGAACACGAACTGCTCATTACTCAGACGCAGTATCAACCCGCTTCTAACACCGACACCGAAATTGATCTCAGCTACTTCAACCACCCCGTCAAGTCTCTCCACCTCGTTTCCGGTAACACTACCGCTGGTGCCGACTGGGATTCTGAGTTTACTTTCGACAAGTCTTCCCTCTACATTAACGGTGTCCCCCTTTTCGAGGATACTTCCAACGTCTATCACCACACGATCGTTCCTGAGATGCACTGTACCGACCTCCCCGACGACATCCTCGAGGATCTTCCCACCTTCTCGTGGCCCTTCTGCCTCACCATGAGCAAGATGCAGCCCACTGGTACTCTCAACTTCTCACGCATCGATAACGCCAAGCTTACTCTCACCAACCCCTCCGGTGGTAACTCCCTCCATCGTGTCTATGCGGTCAACTATAACATTCTCCGTGTGAAGAATGGTATGGCTGGTGTCGCTTTCGGTAATTAATTCCAATTGTCAAGTAGAGTTTTAGTTTTTTCATACATTTTCTTTCCATGAAAGGTCTTGTCCTTCTCCCCCTCCCAAATTGTGAGTCGGTCTTCGAGGAACTTCTTGAACTTCTCCGAGTCACAATGAGACTTATATCGAACCTTTTCAGCCTTAAGTGCCTCTTCCATCACAGCAATACGGGCATCCATTGAACGCTTAGCAAGCTCATCAGGAGTGAGACGAGTGGACACATCAGCTGATTTCTTGTTCATATACAGTATGGACGACGCTACCCTTTATTACTGTAAATCTTGTCGTAGGACATATGACGGGGCTGCACAATGTTGCTTTGAGATGGATCATGAGGAAGTTAAAATCTCCGAGAATACTAAATGATTCCCCTTATCCTCGTCGGTGGTCTCGCTGCTCTCACAGCCTATACGTTCCTGGGTCAGAATCTAGTGTCCTCAGAGGAAGCTAAGCGCCTCATCAAGGAGGGTAAGATAAAGAGGGTCATCGACGTTCGCACCATCACTGAATATCGCACGGGTCACTACCCAAAGGCACTTCACATCCCAGTCGATAAAATTAACAAAAAAACAACTACAGAACTCCCCAAGAAGGGTTTACTCGTCTACTGCAATACTGGGCAGAGGGCCAGATTTGCGGCAGAGAAATTAGAGGAACTTGGTTTCAAACAAGTCTACTACATAGCTGGACACTACTCCTCTCTACTTTAATTTTACTCCCAAAACTCTCCTCAACTTTTGGAGTACTGTGGGATCTGGAATAGCTCTACCAGATTCATACGAGTTAATAATACTCGCATTCACCCCAACCGCGATTGCTAAATCTTTTTGTGTCTTGAAACCTTTAGCAATACGCCCCTGTTGAATCATATTTGCCATAGAGAGTGAAACCTTCTTGTGTGTCCCCAACTCTTCACGATCCAACTTTTGTTCCTTCGTCACTTCACGATGTGGCTGTGGTGGGGACTTGACAGCCTTTCCGTGAATGACGACAGGGTTCCAATCCTGATGGTTCATATGTATTAGTATCGATCCACTTTTTTAAATGTCAGTGTAGCTGATGTATCCTTCCGTCTTAATCATAGCTTTAGGAACTTGTTCAACTGTCTGAACTTCAGCGGAAAGATTTGTCTTCACATCTTCCACAGTCTTCAAGGAAGATTCTTCTTTAGCTGGAGGCTCAGGGGTGGGACCCGCCTCGGGAGTAGGACCTGGCTCTGGAGCAGGTTCGGGAGCAGGACCCGGAGCAGGACCCGGAGCAGGACCCGGGCTTGGCTCAGACTCCTTTTTCTTACCAAAAATGTAGTTGAAATTTGTCACAACAATGAGGAAGACGACAAATAAAAAAGCTCGAAGAAGCCTGTAATCAATGCCTTTCATTATATAGTAATGCAAGATTTTTTAAGGCGTTCGAGTCTAGCAACTTCACGTCTCTTGAAAACTGTTAGCTCTAAAACTTCACCCTTGAGTTGAACTTTACCCGCCTGTCTCATCCACAATACATGTTCAACTCTAGTAAGATCTACACTTGTCATTTTTGAATCGGGCGCCTGACTATGATGAACAGCAAGAACCATAGCATCTCTCTTTGTCTCTTTGGGGAGTTGTTCTCCTTCATAACAAACTACGACGTGAGCACCAGAACAACCACTCACATGCATCCACCAGTACATAGGTGAACTTGAAGCCGTTAGATGATCATTCTCTTTCGCATTCTGACCCACTTTTATTATGATCCCATCTTGGGACGTATATTCGAGCATGATTTTTTCCTCGTTACAATTACAATGCACGTCGTTCTTAAGCCCAGTCCGTCAGTAACTCATAAATATCGTGTCATTCTTCCAAGTAAAAGAGCCATTGATTTTGGACAGAAAGGCTTTCATGATTACACTGACCACGGAAATCCCCGTCTCATGAGGGCGCATCTTATTAGGAAGGGTGCTATCATTCCTAAGAAGTTACGTATCGAAACAAACCAGTATGAAATTCATAGAGGTATGCTCATGGTCGACGAAAGTGAACAAGAAGATTGGGAAGACTTTTTCAGGGCTGAATATTGGGAACGTTGGATGCTTTGGTCATATCCCGACATCAACAAGGCTAAACTTTTCATGACCATGAACAAAGGTATGCTTTTCATGCCTCAACCAGAAGACCTCTGGTTTTCTAATTGCCGGTAGATCCAAATCCACCAGAACCCCGATCCGTTTCCTCAATAATTTCAATTTCCTTGACGGGTGGAGTCTCACAACGCTCTAGAACGAGCTGAGCGATGCGATCACCCTTCTTAACCTCAAAGTCTTTGTCTCCATGATTGAAGAGAACGACTTTGACTTCTCCTGTATAGTCTGGATCGATAACGCCAGCCCCAACCTGAATACATTGTTTCACGGCGAGACCTGAACGAGGTGCCACACGTCCATAGCATCCTGGAGGTAAAGTAATAGCTAGTCCAGTCGCAACAAGAGCGTTACCTGCCTGACATGGTACAATAATATCAGCAATGCTGTATA